TAGTAACTGCCATACTTAGTTTTGAACCTGGGTTTTCTCTACGATAAGAGGCAATACCTTTACGATTCAAACCACCTTCTGGATCTTTACCTGCGGCACGTTGCCATGCAGGAGATTTTTCATCCAAAGAATCAATTTCTTCTAAAAATTGTTTAAATGTTTTCATTTTTTATGATCTTTAATCCAATTATCTGGAATTTTATTATGCTTTTTCTTAAAATCATTATGTAAATCTTTACCCGTAATTTTATATTTTTTAGCTATATTCTGCATTAAATTGTCAATTGAATCATAGTCAGTATTTTTTAATTTTACTAAACCATTTTCTAATTCTTCTACATGATCCTCTTTTATTCTTTTTCTTTTTAGAATGTCGTTGGCACGAACTTTGTTATCATTTGGTACAACTAAAGGTTCTTTATTTGTAGCACCGCTAAGAGTTCCACTAACACCCATATCAAAGGCGCCTGGATCATCAATTGCTTCTTTCTTAACTAGCTTTCTAAACTTTTTAAAATCTTTATTATCGTATTCATTACTTAGGGGGTTTACTGACCCACCGGACGGCATTGCCGTAGTAGAAGGATTAGCATTACTATATTCTTGGTTCTCACTATATGTTTGATTACCAAGTCCAGCACCGCCAGTTAATCCTGAGCCGTTTGTGCGTGTGTTCCACTCGGAACCAAGGCCACTAGGATTACCAACTCTACCTGCACTTAAAGATTTATCTCCAAACTTTAATCTTTTTACTTTTTCTTTGTCCTTTTGGAAGTTTGGCTCTTTGGCCGTTGGGGAGACCGTGACTGTGGGGCCGGTTTCTTCGTGGTAGGTCCTAAATGTGTACCCGGTGTTTCTGGCAACGTCACCGTCCCGGACGTCATCTGGTCTGTTGAGCTTTCTTTGGAGCTGTTGTCCTGGGGCATTGTTGTCGAGCAAGGGTTTGCGGTTGGTTTGACCTTTAACCAGTCTATTAGTGCTTTTAACATTTTTATTTTCCTTAAATAATAAATTAATATTTAACTTACTTCTTCGATTCAACCAATCTTCGGCTGTATCTCCCACACCAGAATCTAAAAATTTATTAGTAGATTCATATACTTCGTATATATCTTCTTCTTTAGTTTCTAAGTTTCCTGTATTATCGAAAGGAACAAAATTACTAAAGGCTTCCATGAAATATTTAGTATTTTCTTGCGATTTAGTCCACTTATCTTGTCTTACTGATTCGACCATCATTCTGGACAATAGTGAGTTTCTTTCTTTACTTGTTTCATTTGTTGTGTTAACAAATATCATCATTGTATCATAACCTATATCTTCAAGTTCTTCTTTGATATAGGCAATTCTATCTCTGTCATCTGCTGGGCCATTGATAATCAAAGGACCACGATTGCGAATTGATTCTCTACGAGGATCACTGGTCTTTTCTGATAGTTTTTGTTTATCAACCAAATAATCTTGTGCCTGAACTAAATTCAATTCAACAGACCTTTGTTCAGCAATGGCTTCACGAATAATAATATCTTTACCAGAACCTGGCCCGCCAGCCACAAAAATAGCTTTAAACAGACCACGAGTATATGATTCATGTATTCCCATACCCTTACGAGTATCGTTCATTAACTCTTTTGCATGAGTGTCTGAAACATGAGAAGGAACACCCTTTCTAAACTCACCAAAGTTTTTACTCTTAGCATGTTCTCTCATTTTACTGGCGGACATGCCTTCGGTACCCTCAGCATCTGGATCACGATGGCCGGCAGAGTGAACAGTAATCTTTTTAAAGTGATAATGGCCGTGAGCAGCTTTTACACCATTGTACTTGTGTAATAATTCATGCATGCCTTTTACACGATCAGAACCAACGACAACATGAAGGTGAGTTACACCATTATTATGAGCATCAACTGCATGGTGTAATATTGTTGGTTTTTCTTTTGATGCGGCCACAAAGTTTGTACCACCAGATTTTGTTGCCTCTGATATTGGACCTGCAACATAACGCTTTAAGTGTTTGATTTTTTGGTCAGCACTTAATGGGTTTTTTTTACTATCTTGTGTATGTGAAACAACAATAGAATGAGTTGCATTATTTTTTCGTGCAACCTCTTTAACTTTATCAATCAATTTTAGATGGCCTGTGGTAGGAGGGCTCATTCTACCAAAGGTGATAACATGGTGTTTTTCACCTTGTTGTTCTTCTTTGATTGTATCTAAAAATGATTTCATTATAATTTGTGTTCCATGTGTTCTGATTTATCTGTATATTTTATATCTTTGTGGTCCTCACTAGACAAATTAACAGCTCCCCGTGGAGAATGATTTGCTGGTCTTCCACCAGCAGAAACATTAAATGTTGCTACAGACATTTTTTTACCAGTTTTATGATGAGTACCATGAACAGTTACGGTTCCAGATTTATTATGTGGATTGACATGTAAATCTTTAAAGTGACTTAAATATTCGTGTACGTGTTTGTGTAAATCATAAGTGTGATGAGATAAATGTTGACCCGTGCTTTTATGTGTCTTTGTTCTCGAAATAATGTGTTTTAAATGTGTTGGTGGTGCTACAGTATGTACGATTGCATGATGTAATTCATTGTGTGATTTTTTTGACATAGATTCACGCATTGAATTTGCAATATTTTTGTTTGCTTCTAAAGACGATTGTTTTATTTTTTTAGCTTTTTCTTGGTCACCATGATGTGAAGAATCTCTTAAAGCTTTATATTTTTCGTGGGCATTACCTGAACCTGAAGATAAATTACTTTCAACATTTCTTTTATGTTTTGCTACGTGTTGTGCTAAATTTGCACCACTAACATGTTGATATGTTTTTATACCTGGATTACTATAATTTACTTTACTGTGTCCAATTTTTACAGAAATTGCAACTTTATGTGATTGTTTGTGATCTGTGGAATCTTCCGTAATTCTTTTCTTTTTATTTGTTGAAACAATTAGATCAGCCGAATTATTTTCATCATGAACTCCAGTTTCACTATGATGATCTGAGGCTTGAGAGGTCCAAACTGTTCTATGTATACTTCCAAGTCCATGTTTTTCTAAATGGGTTTTCAAATGTTCAGCAGCTTTTTTGGCACTACTGTCTGCAGCTTTATATTCTCTTGAATTATGATAATCATCACCATGAAGTTTTTGTGCATGTTTATTATGCATTTGTTCAGGAGTTTTGCCTTCTGCACGATAACTGGTCATGTGCTTTCCACCATTGAGGTGTTTACCAATTAGAATTTCTCTTAATTTTCCAGAAGAATCTGCTTTAGCTCCGGCTTCTTCTAACAATAAATCATTTTTAGATGAAAATAATTGTTCCTTTAACCAAAATTTAAATGATTTCATTTTCTTACTTTAAGTAAATTAGCTTTTGCAAACTCTGCTCTATTAACTAGTTTTGTTGGTTCACTACCATAATTAACCACAAAACCTTCTGGTCCTGTTGGCTTATTGTTGATATGGTGTTCTAAACCGCCAGTATTCTTTTCTAAGTTTTTTACCAATACATTTTTTGCTTGTTGTAGATGGTGGTGCATATTTAGAAGGTTATCATAATGCTCAGTATTACCTCCAATATGCTGTACATGAGATTTTGCTTCCGTTTCTTTTCTCGCTTGTGCAGCTGGTGTTTTTAATTTAGAAGCCATTTTAACAAATTTATCTTTTATATGTTTCTGTAGGCCTTTAGATGTGGGTTTTTCACCCGTTCTAACAGTTTGATTGATATATGTTTCTAAGTGACCTCCAATACCACGGTGTGGTTCGGTAGCACTATACATGCCTTTACCCGATGCATCATGTATCTTTTGTGCAGCTGCAATATGATTTTTAAACTGTTCTTGATCTTTTTCAGGATAATTTACTTTTGATGCATCGTGTTCAGCAGACTTATGCCAAACATCTTCATGTTGTTTAAAATTGTGAACATCAGGACTAGCATCCGCTTTCATTGAATCAATATTTTTACCATGATATTGCTGATGTACCACCACACCAAATTTGGCTTTACGAATCTTATCACCTTCTGCACCTTTGGCTGAATATGTGATTGTATTGGGTGTAAATGATACTCCGTGCTTAGTTTCTTTTTTATCTCCACCACTAAACATCACATCACCTTGATAGACGCCTTTTTTTGGTGCCACTTTAGGTAGATGTTCCAATGCGTGTTTCAATTTCTCAACTAAACCTGGGGCATGTCCATGGTTTTTTTCAATATCTTTACTTGTATAATTAATTTTTGGATTCTTATTGAAAGCTGATTTGGATGCTACAAAGAATTTACCATTTTCTGGATGATGACCAAAAACCAGTGATGGAGAACCGTCATATTTCATGGTCAAAGCGGTACTGTGGCCACCAGATTTAATGTGTTCATGGGCTTGTTGTAAAGCACCGACTGCATGGCCAAAGCCTTCAGAACCATTTTGTAATGGCCTATCCTCAGCATGAGTTATATGCTTGAGTTTACCACCCTCATCTTCCTCTTTGAGAAACGTTAAAAACGAATACATTAATTTCCTTACAGATTTGCAACACACTTTGGTTGCCAGTTGCTTATTTATACAACATTTGGAGTTTTAGAACCAAACCTTAGAAAGATTGGGTTCGATACATAGTCATCAAATTGTTGGTTTTAAATCAGCGTATCCAACGTTTGGAATAGGTTATATTTTGGTGTGTAACCCATTTCTTTGATTTTTGAGATATCTAAAACCATGTTTTTTGTTTGAACTGTTTTGTGAAATTGAGGAATGTCCATAGTACCAAATTGTGATGTAGAATTGACCTTACTTTTCACATAGTCTAAAGCTTGTTTAATGAATACCGTTTCACCGTTACCTATGTTATAGATTTCATTCATGTTTCCTTTTTCTATAACAAGATTAATGGCCTGTACCACATCATCAACATGAATGTAATCACGATAAAAAATACCGCCTTCATATAAATCTATATTTTCATTGTTGACCACTTGGTTAATCATATACTGTAAAGCGTTCTTTTTCTTAGATACCTTGCCATCACTTTTACCCAAGACATTGGCCAAACGTAGAATTCGGTATTTTATATTGAATGTTTCACAATATGAAATAAGTAGTTGTTCGGCTGCACGTTTGGTGATTGAATAGAAACCTCTAGGATTACAGTAAGAATCTTCTTTGGCTGGTAGTTTTACATCTCCATAAACGAACCAGGAACTAATGAAATTAAAAGTTACATTCTTATCCTTACAGGACTCTAATGTACGAACCAAAGTCGTTAGGTTCGTTTCTATGTCAAGGTATGGGTCTGTGTGAACATTGTAGTTGTCCACAGTAGAGATAAAGTATACCACTTCACTATTATCCTTTACTTCATAATCATACTTGGCATTGATTACCACATTATCTGTGAGTTCACGATAACGGCTACCAACAAAGCCGTTACCGCCTAGAACATTAATCAATCGTTCCATTTTTTACACACATCTTCAATGTATGCCAAAACTTTTTCGTTATAGAGAGGTGAACAACCTAAGAAAAACACATTACTGAGAGCCAAATTTGAATTTGGATAATCTTTATAATTATCTAAGTGTTTATACCCAGGATGTAATAGAATATTACCACTAAAATAGTTTCTTGTTTGAATTTTATTGGATTCAAAATGTTGCACCAAGAATTCTTTTACATCTTGCGATTCACAATAGATTGGCACACCAAACCAAGATGGGTCAGCCTTAGGCAAAGTATTGATAACACGAATCTCTTTGATATTATCTTCTAAGAATTTTTGAATAGTGTTTTTGTATTCACGGCGTTTCTCATCGATATAGTCAAACTTCTTTAATTGTTCTAAACCGATTGCACCCTGTAAATCTAGAGGTTTGAGATTATAGCCCATTGTCGTAAACAAATATTTGTGGTCAATTACACCATCGTAATCAGGTAACCAATTATCAAATCGTTTTCCACAGGTGCCGCATTCGAGCAGATTGTTTGTTCCGACACAATAACAATCACGACCCCACCACGAAACACTTCTTACTAGATTAGCAAGTGTGTCATCGT